CAAAAGTATAACCGTAAAAAATTTATTTGCAAAATTTTTTTGCTAGAAATTTTTTGATAGGGACTTATTTGTAAAGTAGAAAGGATTTTGAGGCTGGAACTAAGGGAAGGCGGAGGGTTCGGACGCAGCCGTAAGGCTAGGGGGTATAGGGGTAGCCTATAAGCGTTAGTAAATATAAATAATAGAGTAGACAAAAAAAGGGGTCATAAAGACCCCTATGAATAGTATGAGTTTTACTTAACCTATATTAAATATATTAAGTTCTTCAGTTGTAAAACCTTTGTAAGTTTTACTACCTAAGTTGTTAAACTTAGATATATAATGAGCAAGGACTGTAGTAGCATCTTGTTCATAGTCATACTCATCAACCCACTTATTATTTAACATAAGTAATGAACACTTATCGTTGTCTATAACAAGTTGGTCAATATTCATAATTAGTAATTGAACTTGCGTAGGCATAGAATCAAATACCACCTCAGCTTTAGCAGTATTAATACTGATAAGCTGTTTATCATTAAGTCTAGCCCTATTAGGTCTAGCCTTAAACTTAGACACATTTTGTTTCTTGGTTGTGTCAACCGCACCTTTATTAGGATTATTTTTGCTATTCATATTGTTAATATTACAGTAATTATTATAGTTGTCAATACTTTTAGATAAATTAGTTTAATTAATTTATATAAGTTAGTTAGGTTAATCAGATCTGATTAGCGTAGTTAGGTTATCTATTTAGGAAAGACGGACGGACGGACGAAAGGACGGAGGGGAGGGGAAGGATAGAATGGGACAGGGATAGATAGAGGGGAAGGATAGAGTAGAGCGATAGAGTAGAGCGATAGAGTAGACTAGAGTAGAGCACAAAAAAGGCGACCGAAGTCGCCCTTTTGGAACCAGTCAAAGGTTAGCTGATTGTAATCAATCCTTCTTCGACTAATCTAGCTCTGTAATGAGTCCAGATATCCATTGGTGTTTGAACTGTAACCAGTCCCGCTTTTTCTAAAGCAGAATCAGTCGAACCATCAGTTCCAACTAACTCACCAACTGTAAGACTGTAGTCTTTCGCAGTTAGTAAAGCCTCGATAATTTTCCCAGCTTGGGCGGGAAACTTACCCTCAGGAGTTGCTACTAATGTAACAACTGCGTTAAAGTTAGCAGTCCCCTTTTGGTTAGCTGCTTTAAATTTCTTATCTATCATAATATTCTCCTTTCTAGATAATGGGCTTAGCCCTAGTTAATATACCTATATCATATCGTGGATTGATACCAAAGTAAAGGAGTAAAAAGAACAGAACAAAGTCCGTCCATCGTTCCGTCGGTCAATGTTTCTTGGTGAAGTCGCCTTCTATAATGTTATCAGTCTTTTTTGCAATCAATTCTTTGAGGCGAGTGAGTATATCATCTTTAGTCATCATATCGATTTTAGCGGTGAGTATCTCACGTCTATCGATGTAGAGTCCTCCTGCCTTGCCTCGATGAACCTCTGCAGTGATAGCAGCGGATATCTGTCCTTGGTCTTTGGCTTCTTCTCGTAGGTCGTGTAGAGTAGACAGGTGGTTCTCTAGAGAAACTGCTTCCTTCTCTGAGGCTTGGATTTCCAAGTCAATGAGATAGTTTCGTACAACTGGGTTATGATTGAGTAATACACTGCCCTGTGTCTTAGCACCCTTCCTATCTTTGGTATACCCTGCTTTTATAGCCGATTCTGTAGCTGTTTGTCCTTTAATATACTCTTTACAAAATCTTTTTTGTTTTGAATTGAGTGGTTGCCACGTCTTACCGTGTTGGTCAACGAATGCTTTTCCGTCTTCTGTTGGAACTAAATGAGTGTAAGTTAGCTTTTTCATTGTAATACCTCGATGTAGCAAATGATATTACAAATATATTAAAAAAGATAATTTTCAAATTACTTTTCTCGTGCCCTCTAGTAATCTTACCATAGTTTCTAATAACTAATAGAAATTCTATTAGATTTGAACAATCAAAGAATAGAGTAACAAAGAGAGTTACAGACTGATTCTATTAGAATATTAGAAATATTAGTAGTTTTGAACATTTTTTACAAAAAACTTTTTTATTTTTAAAAACACTAATACGATATCTTCAATAATAAAAAACCCCCGAGCCGCTGACAACGGCACGAGGGCATTTAGTAGATAGTCTATAAATATTTTTTATTAAACTGTGGTTCTCTCGTCATAGTGTATCCATAACATCCGTCAACCCAAGCCGTCTTTATATGATAAATGTATCCTTCGTAAGCATACGCAAAACATTTCACATCGTTTTCTGTATTGTAATCTTCATCTTCCCACTGCATGTCTACATATAGTGTATTCTCTGTTTCAATGAACTCTATATTTGTAGCGGTCAACTGCTCACACAATTCGTAAACATCTAACTCTGACCTTTCTATAGGCTGGTATGCTTCACGGTTTAATACCTCAGTCCCGAACGGGCAACTGGTCTTGTCCCAGAACTCGTCGTTTGCGTATATTTCGTATAGTGTATTCATATCTTTCTCCTTTCTATCAAAATAATAATTTATTACTTTATAAGTATAACTACCAAAACGCCCATAATAAAACAAAGGGCGAACAGATTATGAGCCTCTAGCATCAGCCATTTCTTCAACAAATTCAGTATCGGCTTTTACGATAGCATTAAAATGAGACCTACATTGATTGAAGTTTAAGACTCCAGCACATTCTTCAAAATGATAGACTGCATCGAAGCCATCGTTAACATTTATACGCATAATAGTATAATTACCATTCCTAAAGAAATCAGCGACTACAGGAATCGAGCCGTTCAACTTTTCGGCTAATTCTTTAGGGTAGTATTTACTAAAAATCAAATCCTTCATATCTAAAGGCTCTTTAGGGCTATTAATGGTGTTAAATTCAAATGTTTCGTTCATAATTTTCTCCTTTCTTTTTTAATACCCTTATAGTATAGCTACCAGCAAAGCGATTATAAAGCAACCTACGAGCCGTCTTCATTTTGATCAATTCGAGTAATCGAAGCTTCGAATCCATGTGAGTCTCCAATCTTCAATATATGGTAGATATAATCTCTCGATTGTATCACAGCTGTCCCGATAACGTCGGCTTCAGTGAAGCCTCTGCGTTCTTCGTTAATAAGTAATATGTAATCAGCGTTTTCAGGATATCCGTCTTTAGGCTTATCGACAGCAAAATCGACTAAATCGTCAGCGATTGCTCCACCTTCTTCAGATAGTGGTATCATACAATGATACTCGTCTTTACGATACTCATCGAGTCGTTGGTTCACTTCATCTAAATATATTTTAGTTTCTGTATTCATATTTCTCTCCTTTCTAGTTAGTGGTTAAATATTCTTTTTTAACCTATATATAGTATAGCTACCATTATAGCCAAAATAAAACAGCAGTTTAATAATAGATATATATCCATAATCCGATTAAAAACCAACTAAAAATAAGTAAGATTATTTCGTTTCTACTTGGCATTATGAGTATTTGGGTATTTATCAGTAAATAATTCAGTTTCTCGTCTACCACAAATCTCACATTCGAGCACATTTTGTAATACCCCATCTTTAGTAATCGTATAACTATTCCTTATATCGCATGGTCCTATACTAATTCTTCTACCTTTACAATCTTCACTCATATCTTTTTCCCTCTGCTAATACTCCATTACCTAAATAATAAAACTTACCATCTGTGTTAGAGTCTATGGCATACATATCAGAGCCCTCCCAATTTAACATAATTTTATCTTCGGTCAGCTGTTTTATTGGATAACCACCATCTTTATTATATTCAATATGTTTTAATTGTTTATCTATGACATTAAACCACAACATCCCATATAAATTTTCTACGTGAGTAAAATCTGATAGTGCACCTTTGAAAATATGTATATCTTCAGTCATGCCTACCGACACATCATCGTGTGATATTTCTAAATAAAAATCATATATTTTATCACTCATGGTTGTTCACCGTTTTGCTTTTCATCCATGATGTAGTAATATCCATAGCCTCGCGTTTAGCTAATTCAGGATATAGTTC